CGGTCTGCTGTTGCTGGCCGCCCTGGTTTTGATTCTGGTTTTGATTATTATCGCCGCCAGTCCCGCCGCCGTTATTTTGATCTCCGGCATTAGCGCCATTCGCCCCGCCAGAGTTACCGTTGTTTTGTGAATGTCCGTCCATTCGATCTCCCTCCGTTTTTTACGCGGTCCGTCCCCGCTACTGGATCTAATTACTTATTACAAACATAACTATAATACACAGTTTATCCACAGGGCAAGTTTTCACTGTGGATAATTATCGGTTGCGGTAATTATAAGGGTTATCGTATGCCTCGGTCTTTTTGGCGAGATCGAGATTAATAACATTCATGGCGTGTTCACATCGCGGATGGAATAGGCCGGCGGCCTGGGCCTCGGCGAGAGTCGGATATCCCGGGGTTTGGCCGGTAACGGATAGGATCTTGCCCTCCCATCGCGCGCATTCTTTATGATCGGTTCCGTGGTTTGAGATCTGGACCAGATCATACCCATACTGGAGCATTTTATTCGCGAGTCCCTGGTTGCGGGCCTCGACGGCTTTGGTCCGGACGAGCATTTCGGAATAATTATCGAGAGTCCATTTCTTGCCGGCCCGGTCCCGGAGTGCCGGGAGTCCGTTCGCCTGGAGGCGCTGTTTCACGGCGTCGGAGATCGTGCGGCGGGTTTCGCCGGTCAATTTGCCCTCGGCGATTATCATGTTCAGTTGCATTTTTAGCGTGTCGTCCACGAATCGGATCGCGGACCTGGAGACGCCCCGGATCCCATCGGCGAACGCCAGGGCCGTTTCGTCCGTTAGGGCCTTGATGGCCTCCCGGTTGATCGCCGCGCCGCTAGACTGTGAGAGATCCACGCCCAGGCGCCGGAGATCCTGGAGTGCCACATTCGCGCCGTCGTTATAGTATTTCGGGATCTCCTCCCGAACCCATTTGTCCACATCGACGCCCAGGTCCTCGAGTTCCGTTCGGATCCGGACCAGGACTTTCGCGCGCTGGATCTTGCCGGCCTCGCTTGCCCGGATGATCTCCCGGGTTATGTTTGCATACGTCTTTTTATAGAGTTCGATTAATGCCTCGACTCGTCCCTCTCGAATTTTTACTGGACCACGATCGGCCATGCCCTACCTCCCGGCCGGCTGTGGCTCATTCTGGTTTTGATTCTGATTAGCGTTCTGATTCTGGTTCGGAGGAGGTGTATTGCCGGCGTTGCCGTTCGTGTTATTCGTGATCTCGGGGAGAGTCGGTTCCGTCTCCTCGTCGATCTCTTTAACCTTTTCTTTGGCTTTGTCGATCGATACATCATCCAGGCGAGCGATCTCATCGGCCCGAGTTGATAGGCCGGCGTCCACACGTTTCACGGCGATATCGGTCATTTCGACTTGATCGTTGATTATGCCATCGCCCCACTTGAGAGACGGAACTTCGATTTCGCCGGGCTTGAGGCCGTCTGTCGTGCCGATCCCCCAGGCCAGGGATAGTTCCATCGATGTCTGGAGCATTTGTTTGATCGCCATATCGTAATAAGAGATTTTCCGGTTACGCTTGCGGATCGTCGATAATAGTTTGAATTTGAGCGCTCGGCCGCTCTCGGCCTGGCCCTGTTTGTCGGCGCCCATAGTTGCCGGGGCGATCTCGGAGAACATGAATAACATGTCGAGGATCTTGTCCACTTGCTTAAACGCGGACTCGAGGTTTGCATTCCACACGATATATTCCGGCTTGTTGAATCCGGGGTTTTCGTTGTCCACCTCGAACATTCCGAGGGCCTCTTTTTTGACTTTGCCCTCCTCGTCGATAACGCCCGGCGGGACCGCCAGGATCGGATCGGAGTGTTTATCCAGGATGTTATCTGTTTTCGTGAGACGGTTGTTCAATGCGAAAAATAGAGATTCCAGGTCCTTATAATCGGATGGTCCCCAGAATCGGCCGTCGCGATAATTCGGAACATGGAATATAAGCGATCGTTTGATCTTTGTGTCCTCGACCTCCATAAATCCGAATCGTTTCGGATCCTCGTTTGAGATGAGCGTTTGAGACTTTGGATCGTACTTAAAGACTTCGTGATAAATGACGCCGGGTTGATGAGTTTCCTTGTGGAGATAGCAATTATTCCCATCCATGAACGTCGTGGCGATGATGTCCTGTGTGGTAACGTTCCGGGCCGCCTTTGAGTCGAATTGCGGGAAGTAAATATTCGCGCCCACTTGCTCGATGATGATCTCCGGTTTCGCGAAATTGTCGAGCGGGTTCCGCTTGCCGATTCGGATCTTGAACACGTCGTCGCCCCGGCGGCTGTTTATGATCGCTGATTCGTATAACTGATTAATGAGGTCGTTTTGATGGACCAGAGAATCGACGTATTTCTGGGATTTCTCATTCTCCAGGTCGATCGTGAGCGCCTCGCCGAATAGCATGTCGGCCATGACGTGAGACGTGAGGCCGGCGAAATTCGCCACAATATAGCGGAGTTTTTTATAGGCCTTTGCTACCTCTCCGGATGATTTAATCGAGAACGCGTCGAAATGCTCGCCATCATAAAGTTTGTCATAATGCGTGTACTTTTGAATCCGATTCTCGTCGGCTTGTTTGGGGAACTTTAGAGGGCTCTCATTCATAACTAAATAATATCACTTTTCCCGCTTGTCCTTGTCCTGGATTCGTGCGTTATTGACATTTTACGCCTTTTGTGTTAGACTTATAACCATGAATGATAAAACAAACACATTCAAAATTTATTATAACGGCCATTTGGATTATCGCGCTACATATACGCCGGTAATTCGTAACTGGACCGTCCGCAAGCTAAAACGCGCCCTGGATTATGTCGATTTCTTTTTTGTAAATTCCCGCTGGCCCCGCCAGGGAGAAATATAAATAAACGATAAATAAAATAAAAATACTACCCCTGTAAATACTCGTATTTTATATTTATTTATTCCCGCTCGTATAAATAAAACAACATCACATCCCGGCGGGCTTGCCGGCGAATGTGCGTTTGCGGCCTTTGGACTTGGCCTTGTATTTAATCATCTGGAGCGCGATCATATCGGCGAATAGCATGTCGTCGTGTTTGCCCTCGGCGTGTTCCCTTTTGCCGCCCTCTTTGGTAACGAACGTTTGCATTTGATTTAACGTTAGCTGTGAGAGGTTTTTCAGTGTCTCCTCCTCGAAATGCATAATGTAATCGTCGATCATGACGTCGCGGCTCTGGCCGGTTGTGGACCATCCCATTTTTTTCGTGCGAGTCTGGCGCTTTTGATCGATCCGGACCGTGAAATAATAGTTATCGTATATCTGGGATAGGAATAGGATCGTCGAGAGCATGTTGTTTTCCACGCCGGCGAATGCGTCGTTATACATGAGCGCGATCCCTTTAATGAGTTTCGCCAGTTTATCGGGCCGGAGTTTCCCGGACCACTGGGCCACTTTGTTATAATCCTCGTCCCACACGGCGATCCCGGCCGGATCTCCCTCGCCATCGGACGGATCACATCCCAGGCCGTAGAACTTGCCGGCGACCGGCTCGGCGAATATCTCGATATCCTCGCCCCGGATCCGCTCGTCGTCGTTGTCGGCCGGGAGATCGTGCGATTTGATGGTTCGGATCGGCTTTGTGGCCGAGTACAGTTCCAGGATCTCCGAATCGAACACGTTTCCGAGGCCGCTCTGGAATGCCTCGAGGACCGTGGACGGATACTCCTGTCTCATAAGCTGATGGCCGTTTAATCCCACTTTGTCCTCGGAGTTGCGCGCCGCTTTGATGAGTTCTTTTTGTTTCCACCTGTACCATAAGATCTGTCCGTCCGTGAGGTCCTTTTGATAGGCGTCCTGGACGATTTTTTTCAGTTTGAGATCCTGATCCGTGTATTCGCCGATCTCGCCGGGGAGCGTATATTGAGGGTCCTCGTGCCAGGGAATGAATAATGCCAGGTATTCCAGGAGATCCGGGTTCTCTGTTTCGTAATCCTCCATAAACGCGTCGTAATATTCATTAAATCCGTTCGCGGTCGTCTCCTCCGTGATCCGGCCAGTTACCGGGACCGCCTGTTTTGAGCCGGCCTCCAGTTCCCGGGACTTCTCTCCCTCGATATATGCGCGCTCCGAGACATGCATGGCCTGGACCGTACCGCCGCGGAGTTTCATCGCCACATAGATCTCGGAGTCCAGGCGTTGTCCATCGAACGCGCGTTTAAACTGGAGCATTCGGATCGTGTTTCGTTCCGTCTCGGGTTTAATCTCCGGCGGGAGGTTTTCGAATGCCCGGTCCACGATCTCGAATATCTTGTCGAGCGTTTCCCGATCGTGCGCGATGATCGCCGCGGAGAATCCCGGCGTCCAGAGAGCGTCATCCAGGTATAGAATGCAAAATAAAGTCGTAACGCCGCCCTGGCGATATTTTAGGATCCTGGCGCGGAGACGTGAGCCGAGAGCGGCCAATATGAATAACTGGACTCGAGAGGGTTTGAACGTAACGAGGCGGCCTTGTTTATCGAGAATCTTATAGAGATGAGTTAGCCGCCACCATTTATTCCGGAGTCTCGGATCCCGGTTCATCCGGCGACTCCTCGGACTCCAGGGCCTTTTTGGCCTGGTCCGCTACATTCTCCCTTTGAGCGTCTGGCGAATCGTCGATATCATCCAGGGCCTCGCCGACGGTCCGGACGTTCTCATCGACCACCTTTTTATCCACCCATCCGAAATTATTCGACAGGTTGAATTTGATTCCGTTTGAAATGCCGTTTTTGTGTAGGGCTTGTTCGTTGTATGCCTCGACTTTTTGGACCGCCGAATATATCGTGAACAATAACTCTTGACGAACATCGTCTGATATGTCGGCGTTTTCCCAGTGATCGGGATCCTGGTAATTGAGGAGAGTTGATCGGGATACCCCGAGAGCGAGCGCCAGGCCGGTTACTGTATAGGGAATTTGTTCCGTCATGATCTCGCGTTCCATGAATATCGTGTCGCCCTTTTGGTTGAGGCCATTCTCGACCAGTCGTTTTTCGATATGCGGATCGCAAGTGTCGAAATAGTTTTGAATTTTTAATCCGAGTTCCCTCGAATCGGTGTATTTGAACGGACGTCCGTCCTTGATCTTGTCGCTCATATTTCCCTCCGTTTTTTACGCCGCAACGTCTCGGCTGTGGATAACTTTACATTCGAATTATAGCATTACCGGCGTTTCCGAGTATGTCCGACGTGCCAGAATCCACAGTAAGGGCATTTATAGGGATGAGTCTTTGGTCCCACACGTTTCCGGAGAGATTTGGCGTGGTCCCGCGCCTCTCTCTCCGTTTCATGCTGTTTTTTGCCAGTGTGGCGACACTTGCCTCCGATCCCTTTTTCGGGATGGGCTTGCATTTAATCCTCGTCGAGTTCGGGCTCGTTGAGCATGTTCGTTTGACGTTCTTTTTGAGTCATAGGGCGATTAATGATCTCCTCGCCGGTATCCTTGCGGTGCTGGATCACGCGGCCTTTTTTGAAATCAAACGTAACCTCCACATCGATCTCGCGGTATTCGGTTTTTGAGGCGACGATCCGGTTCACTTTGTCCCGGTATCCGACGGCTTGTTTGACCTCGGCCGCCATTTGCTCCATGAGGGATTTTCGGTTTGCTATGGCCTCCTCGACGCGTTCGTTCGCCTCGGCGAGTTGATCGGCGAATGCGAGACGCTCCTCGTCCGACAGTATGCATGGGAGCAATTTCGTTATGGTTTTCGTTTGTTTTTCGGACATAGATCCCTCCTTTAATTTATGGTTATCACGCCCTCGGCGTACAAAATAATTAATGCGAGAATGGCCCATCCCAGGACCGCCAGGATATTTATCAGTCGATTAAAATGGCGTCCCATCGTCCGGCTCCTCGATCGGCTCCGGGAGTTCGACGTTGTATTCCGGAGGTTTATAGTTTGGTTTCGGTAATGCCAGGTATTCGTCGATGATCTCCTGGATGTGATCGAACCCCACTCCGAACGTCGCAAAATAGCCATGAGTCCCGAGAGTGTGGAGCATGAGCGCCTGTTCCCGGATGTGTGGATCCGCGACATAATGGCCGTCGCGTTTTTTGATCCTGGTCCCCTCTTTTTTGATCTCGATAAACAGTCCATGAAATCCGGCCCGGGGCTCGGCTATGAATAGATCCGGCCAGGCCCGGCTCGAGTTGAGCCGTTTGATCTTGCCCTGTTCGGCTGGATGGCGCTTGCGGCCGGCCTCATGGTCCGATCGGAACACGACGTCGCGATATCGGAGTTTCAGATAATCGCATATCTGGCCGTGTAACGCCTCCTCGCTTTGTATTTTAGGCGTCGGCATTGATTAACCCCTGGTACACTTTGAACGCCTCCAGGGACTCGCGTGGCATGAATTCCGGCCACTCCTGGCCCTCTGGTCCTCCGTCCTGGAATAACCACTCGACTAATTCGAGCGTGTGTTCGTAACCGATCATCTCGGCTTTGAGATCTTTAACGAGGTCGTGTTCGTTGCGCGCCTGGAACACTGTGGCTTTGTAGAACGCGACGATATCGCCATGCTTTGCCTGGACGTAATACGCGGCCCAGATGTCGTCCATACGGCCTATGTGCGGGAATAAGAAATAGTCCCGGATGATCTCGCGCGATAGGAATGTGTTTTGGCTGTTGAACGGCATGGGCTTATCGCCGGCGTAATGAATGATCGATGGATTAAATCGACAGTTCGGGCTCTGTGAGATCCGACAGATCGCGTCAATGTCCGGATCGCCATCCCAGAGATCGGCCTGGACCAGAACTTTCCGGGTTTTGAGTTGCGGCTTTTTAGCGATGTGGCGTTTGTTCAATAACTGGACCGGGAATCCTCTATGCCAGAGACTCGGGAATGCCGGCGCGAGCGGATCGAATACCGGGAGATCCCAGGTAAACGTCGAGACGCCGAACTCCTGGCCGACACGGACGTTTTTTCCCCATTTTTCGTTCGGGATATTATCGTCGTCGATCGTGGCGATAATGTCCGCGCCCCATCGATAGGCGGCTATGAGGCCGAAATTCCGGCGCTGGATACAATTCCATCCGATCAGATCGGAGAGTTCTTTGGAGATCTCCTCCTGG